TAAAGATTTACAATTTTATAGTGCGCTCTTTATATTGTTTCAATTTATTCTTTTTTTTGAATTTTTTTTTTCAAAATCTTTTGAGATTTTTTTTTTTTGACATTTTTAAAAATGTCCAATTATGATTTTTTGAAAATAGTTTGTTTTGGAATATTTGAGTTTTTTGGATTGTGATTGAAATGCTGTAAAAGTGAAATTTTGGTGAAATACTTGTGACTGAAACTGAAATCAAATTCGCGGAATATTGGCGTAAAAAATGTCACCATACTTTAGGGAAATGGTTCTAGTAAATACGCCAAAAAACGCTTTTAAATTTGTATGTAATGAATGTGACTTTAGATGCTGTAAAAGAAGTGATTATGAACGTCATTTAAATACAGCAAAACATAAAATGGTTCTAGTAAATACACCAAAAAACGCGTTTAAATTTATATGTAATGAGTGTGACTTTAGATGCTGTAAAAGGAGTGATTATGAACGTCATTTAAATACAGCAAAACATAAAATGGTTACAAATGGTACCAAAAATACGCCAAATAATTTATTAAAGCATATATGCTGTTGTGGAAAAGAATTTAAATACAGGCAAGGACTATCACGTCACAAACAGAATTGTAGTGGAGTACTGATCGATATAGTAAGTGCAACAGTTATAAGTCCGATATCAAATACAAATAATACTGATTTAATTGATGTGATTGTAAAGCAGCAAGAAGAAACAACAGAATTAAAAAAATTATTGGTACAGCAACAAGAGCAACATTTTAAGCATATGAAAGAACAAATGAAAGAACAACAAGAACAAATGAAAGAACAACAAGAACAACATCACAAACAAATACAAGAATTAATACCTCAATTAAATCAAATAACCAATATAAATACTACCAATCAAAATAACTGTAATAACAAATTCAATCTTAATTTCTTCTTGAATGAGCAGTGTAAAGATGCTATGTCAATACAAAATTTCATACAAAATTTGAATATAGGTATTAAAGAATTGGAACACATGGGTGATGTAGGATATGTTAATGGAATGATGAACATATTCAGTAATACATTAGGTGCTATGGATGTTTATAAGCGTCCATTACACTGTACTGATTTAAAACGCGAAACATTGTATATAAAACAGGGTGATACATGGGAGAAAGATACAGAGGATAAATCGTCATTAAAGAAATTAATAAAGTCAGTTGAAAGAAAGAATTATGGTACACTCAGACAGTGGGAAAAACAGCATCCAGACGCGTTTGAGTGTGATACTCCAGACAATATAGAATACATGAAAATATCAACAGAGTCATTAGGAGGAGAACAGTCAACTGATGCTTTAAAATTAAATAAGATAATGAAGCACGTAATCAGAGAAGTATATGTGAAATAATTGTCACTGATGCGCATTCAAATTCTCGTTTTTTATTAGCATAAATTAGCATATTTTATGCTAATAAAAAACGAGAATTATCTGAAAAAATTATATTTGTGAAAATTGTGACTATAAATGCTGTTATAATAGTGATTTTTAATAAACATAAAATGTCAGCAAAACATAAAAGGTTAATAAATGCTAATAATTCTGACGAAAAAACGAGACAGCATTATGTTAAATAAAAATATTTATATTTTATATATGTCTAAACTAATTTTAAAACAATTTGATTCTATAAAAGATATAAATTTACAGCTAATACCATTTGATAATAATGTAGATAATTTAAATTCAATTGAATCAAATATAAAATATTTTGGTTATTATCTAATAGTTAATTTTATTAACACTGAACAAAATGTTTTAGAAGATGGTTTATTTAATGTTAATGAAAAATATTTTTTTGAATTATTACAAGGAAAAGAGTTACAAAAATATCAAGTAAAAAATAAAATAGCAATTTATTTCTTAAATATTAAAGCAGAAACAAATTTAATGGATAAAGATAGAAAGGATTGTACAAACGCATTTACAATTTTATGGATAACTATAAACATAATGAATAATTTACAATTAATAGAAAATATTAGTAAAGAAAAGTCTTTAAAAGGAATAACAAAATTAGTAAAAAAAATATCATGTAATAATTCAAAAAAAGGGTTGTGTTTATTAAAAGCAATATTTAATACTACAGAAGACAATGAAGAAAAATTAAAAAAATTTATGACAGACTTGGTAAAATATAAAATATTAGAAAAGTTATTTGTTTTTGATGATTTAAAAAAAATATATGAAAACTCAGATAAAAATCCAAAAGAAATAAAGTTAAATTTTTTTGAAGAAAGAATATATGATTTAATTTATGGTAAGGAAAATTTTAAAAATTTACAAGAACTAGCAAATAGAAAATTTGATGATAATACAAATATAATAGGTTACATATTATTTCATTTAAGAGATGAAATATTAGAATATGTAAAAAGCTATACAGGTGACTTCTTTTATAAAAATAACATTAATCCACCGGGTAATATTTTATGTTATACTAAAGAATTATGGAAAGAGAAGAAAACCCAAATATTTGAAAAAAATATAGATAACAAGAATGATAGTGAAGAAATGATAAAATCAAAACAACTTTTAAATTTTTTAGAAAGTATACAAATAAAAATTATGTTAGAACCAGATTTCAATCTACTAGGTTTAAGAATAATAAAATATGATACTATAAAAAAAACTATATTTAATCTTACAGAAAAACTAGATAAAGAAAAACAACAACCGCCTATAAAAGGAGGTAAAACAAAATCAAAAAAAAATAAAAACCATAAAGGTAAAACAAAAAAAAAATTTGTTAAAAAATGATATATATAATATTTAATAAATATATTATATGTTAAATCGCTTTGCTAAGTTCAAAACAAATGTTATTAATTTAACAAAAGAAAGGCAAAAACTAGGTATACCACCTCTACCTCTAGATACAGAACAAGTAAATAATTTATGTAATATTTTAGAAAATAATGAATATGATAGTAATAAAGATAAAAAATTCTTATTAGATCAATTCAAAAATAGAATAACACCAGGTGTAGATGAAACAAGTTACATAAAAGCAAATTTTCTGAATAGAATATGTAATGGAAGTGTGAATATACCATCAATTTCAAAAGAACATGCGGTACATATTTTAGGTACAATGCAAGGCGGTTATAATGTAGAAATATTAACAAAATTATTAGATGATGAAGAACTAGGTTTCCATGCTTATGATCAATTAAAACGCACATTATTAGTTTTTGATTATTATTATGATATTGAAAAGAAATTTAAAAAAGGGAATGTACATGCAAAACAATTATTAAAATCCTGGGCAAATGGTGAATGGTTTGTAAATAAAGATATATTAGATGATAAAATAACACTGACAGTATTTAAAGTAAACGGAGAAACAAATACAGATGATTTATCACCTGCTCAAGATGCTTGGAGTCGTCCAGATATACCATTACATTCATTATGTATGTTAAAAAATCCTCGCGAAGGAATAATTCCGGATAAGGAATATGAGGTTGGGCCATTGAAACAAATAGAAGAATTAAAAAAAATAGGGAATCAAATAGTATATGTGGGTGATGTAGTAGGTACCGGTTCAAGTCGTAAGAGTGCTACAAATAGTATATTATGGCATTTTGGAGAAGAAATACCGTATGTACCAAATAAAAAGAATGGTGGATTTTGTTTTGGTAGTAAGATAGCTCCAATTTTTTATAATACAATGGAAGATAGTGGTTCTTTTCCAGTAGAGATGGATGTTGAAAATATGTATACCGGTCAAGTAATAGATTTTTTCCCGTATAGAGGGGAAACAAAAGATAATAAAACAGGTGAACAAATTAATAAATGGCGTTTGAAATCAGAAACATTATTTGACAGTTCTAGAGCAAATGGAAGAATAAATTTAATAATTGGTAAGGGATTAACAAATAAAGCACAAGATACATTAGATAAATTAAACGACAAATTATTTATAAAAAGTACTGTTGTAAAAGAAAAACGAAATCAGAAATATACATTAGCGCAAAAGATGGTAGGTAAGGCATGTAATGAGAAGGGTGTTTTACCGGGGGCATATTGTGAACCAAGAGTTACAAGTGTAGGTTCTCAAGATACTACTGGACCAATGACTCGGGATGAGTTGAAAGAATTAGCTTGTTTGGGTTTTTCATCAGACTTAGTGATGCAATCATTTTGTCATACAGCAGCATATCCTAAGCCTATAGATATAATTACACATAATACATTACCGGATTTTATAAGTAATAGAGGTGGTATTTCATTAAAACCAGGTGACGGTATAATTCATAGTTGGTTAAATAGAATGTTATTACCAGATACAGTAGGAACTGGTGGTGATTCTCATACAAGATTTCCAATAGGATTGTCATTTCCAGCAGGTTCAGGATTAGTTGCTTTTGCTGCGGCAACTGGAATAATGCCGTTAGACATGCCTGAATCTGTATTGGTTAGATTTACTGGAGAAATACAACCAGGAATTACATTAAGAGATTTAGTTCATTCAATTCCTTATGTGGCTAAGCAGCGGGGTTTATTAACGATATCAAAAAAGAATAAAAAGAATATTTTTAATGGGAGGATTCTTGAAATAGAAGGTTTGCCGGATTTAACATGTGAGCAGGCATTTGAATTGTCTGATGCTAGTGCTGAGAGGTCTGCTGCTGGTTGTACAATAAAATTAAATAAGGAACCTATAATAGAATATTTAGAGTCAAATATTACATTACTGAATTGGATGATAAAGGAGAATTATGCTGATAAGAATACTATTGAAAGGCGAATTGAAAATATGAAAAAATGGTTAGATAATCCAGTATTATTGGAGGCAGATGAAGGGGCAGAGTATGCTGAAGTAATCGAAATAGATTTGAATAAAATTACTGAACCGATATTATGTGCGCCAAATGACCCAGATGATGCTGTATTATTATCTGAGGTAAAAGGGGATAAGATAGATGAAGTATTTATTGGTAGTTGTATGACAAATATAGGTCATTTTAGAGCAACTGGAAAACTATTAAATAATTACGAAGGGGATTTGAATACTCGATTATGGCTAGCGCCTCCGACAAAGATGGATGAGAAAAAATTAATGGATGAAGGATATTATGAAATATATGATAAAGTAGGGGCAAGAACAGAAATGCCTGGATGTTCATTATGTATGGGTAATCAAGCGCGTGTAGCAGATAATTCGCGAGTATTATCAACTTCAACACGTAATTTTCCAAATAGATTAGGTAAAGGTGCGGATGTATATCTAGCTTCAGCCGAATTATCAGCAATTACAGCAATAGAAGGAGAAATACCAAGTTTCGAAAAATATATAGAATATTTTGATAACATAGAGAAAAATAAGAGTGAAATATTTACTTATATGAATTTCAATAAATTAGAAGAGTATTGTTAGAAATATGTATAAATATTAAAATAAAAATAATGATGAAATATATAGAATGGGTTCTTTTTACAATATTATGTACAATGGTATTAAACCATATTTGACTTATATTACAATAGCAGTAATATTAATAATATTTATTCAAGTTCTGAAATTTACTTATGAACGTTATTTTAATAAACCAAAAGATGAACGTAAATTTAAGGATGTAGCAAATGCTAATACAAGAGGGGAAGAGTTAGAAATATATATGTTTCATGTAGATTGGTGTCCGCATTGTAAAACAGCAATGCCTGAATGGAGATCATTCACAGATACTTATAATAACAAACAAATAAGAGGATATAATATTCGCTGTATTGATGTTAATTGTACCAACGAAAATCCTTCGGTTACAAGTTACATAAATCAATATAATATTGAATCATATCCAACAATTAAAATGATAAAAGAGGGTGAACAAGTAGACTTTGATGCTCGTATTACATCGGATAATTTGGAAACTTTTATAGATACAATGGTCTAAATATAAGATATTAATAATATTTTATATTTTTAAGATACAACTGTGGTTGCTTTAGAATCTATACTATTAGCAAGTGATATATTAGATTCAGATTTTGTTGTGTCATTTGCTGAGTTTTCAATATCATCTAATATTTTTTTAGGAGCATCAGGATCAATGTCGTTGAATTGTACTTTACGTTTGAGATAAGCGGAAAAGAAAATATTCTTTTCAGTATTAACAGTTGAAAATACATCATTTAATTTTGAACTCATGAATAATACATTTGTTAGGAGAACAGTTAATGTTTTATCATCTAAGTAATTAGAAAAGATTACGAAACTACTAATAATGGCGTTAACGCTAAAGCATCCCATTGAAAAATAACCAGTAAGTTGGTATTTTTTGTCTAAATTCCATATTTTGTTTTTAATATCATCTACTAACATTTCGATATTTTCTTCAACAGCTTCATTTGAACGAGCCTTATCTGGATTAACATGGAGACTGTCAATCATAAGATTTTCACGTTTAACTTCAATGTAATACATTAATAAGAATGAAAAGAGAGTTAACATATTGAAGGCAAAAGCAGATTCGGATATATTATCACGATTCATATTTTCACTAAGTGAGCAAATATTATCGCCACATTTTTGTGGAACGAAAAGAATGAGCAGAGAACCCATTAAAACACGATAGAATTCAAGGACTAATGTAGCAGATACATTCATTTTTTGTTTAAAATCTTGGTCTGAAGTCATTTTTTTGAATTCATCATAAAAACTATTGTAAGGTTTTTCAGAAACTTTATTGGATTCCTCCATCATATATATATTATTAATATAATATACATATTTATTCACTTATTTTTTTTAAATTATCCTCATTATTAAAGTCTTAAATAGTTAATTCAACTTTTTCTATTTTTTTAATTTTCTTTTTACCATCTGTATCTTCATATTCTATTGCCCAATTATCCTTAGGTTTTTCATTAGTAATTTTTAATAAATCTCTGCTTATATTAAATTCTCGTTTATTTTTTCCCAAGAATTTGTAATCATAACGTGCCATTATATGACCATTTTGTATTTTATATCCGTCAAATGGGTATTCTTCGTATCTCTTTAAATATTCATCATATTTTTTTACATATTTATCTTCTTGAAATGGTCCTGTATTTACTTTTTTTAATTCTATTAATGTAAATCCTTCTTTTGGGATTATTTGTTTAACTTCATTTTTAAATGTGTATATATCGTCCTCATCTTTTATTTCTGTCTTTTCTTTCATATCTTTAACAGTAATTCTCATTGTTTTAAAATCTTTAATTGAGAATCCACCTTTCTTTTTTGAAGTTTTATTCTTTTTTGCTGTACGTTTTGCTGTATATTTACCTTTTTTTTTCATAGGTAAGTGTTTTTTTCCACCTTTTTTGGTTTTATTAAAAGCCATTATATTAAATAATGAGAAAAAACCTTCTAAATATTGTATAATGGCTGATGTAATAATTGTAGTAATTCTTATTTTGGGATTATTAATGATATGTAATTTAACGCGTTGATAATATAGTTTTTGTATATTATCAAAATTATCTTGATTTTTTAATACAAGTTGTTGCTTCTTCATAAGGTTTAGAAATATTAGTATTATAACTATTGATTCTGTGATATTCTTTACCATCAAAGAAATAACAATATTTCATAAAGAAATTACTTACTGGTGTTTCGTCTTCTGACTTTTTGTCACTAGAATATTGTATTGTTTCAACACCATCTTTTAAATATAAACCATCAAATTTGACTGCATTGTTTTTGTCTTTATCTGCGCAAAATACATATCCACCATCAATTTTTTTTACTTTATCTTCATATTTAAATGTATTAGCCGTTGCTTCAATATTATCTTCATCATCACCATCATCTAAACTAGATATAATTCTTGATTCCTCTACTAATGCACGTTGAATTTTAATTCTTAATAAAAGATTACTTTGTTTAGGGTCAATAGATAATGATGTCCCATTTTTTAATAATAAATATTCAATATCAAGTTGTTCAGACATTTGCGTGTCTCTAACTGTGATATAATTTGCGTATGCGCCATATTTTATAAATAATTGAACGATATCATGATTGTTGGTCATGTTATTACTAACGAACCTATCAAGTGGTGTGTATCCGGCGTTGTCAATAGCATCTTTATTTAACATTTCTTTTATTTTATTTTTATCTTTAATGCTATCAAATAATAATTGTAATTTTTCTAATTGTAATGATTTATATTCGTCATTTATAGAAACACCAAATAAATTAGCAAAAGCGAAAAAAATATTTTTATCAAATGTATCTTTCATTGCTTCAATATTATCAGCAGAATAAAATAATACTTTTTTAAATAATTCAATATTATTAGTCATAGTGATAGAATGCATAAGTGCAGTGACACCATTAGCATTAGGTGTATTTATTAATTTTTTAAAAGTCTTTGTATCCAGTTTGTCTTCTAGATATTTAAACATTTCCAAACTATTATTAGTTTTATATTCTTTTTTATTTAAAATAGCCAATATAATATTGTTACCTTTTTTATCTACAAATTCTGGTTTTGTTAACTTTTGAAAATCATCTTCATACTTTAATAATTCTTTAAAGGCAATTACTTGCTCTGGCTTATCACCTAATATAATACCAAATATTTTATCTGTATCGGCAATTGTCTTTTTGTTTTCCTTCTCAGCCTTTAAATCTTTTAATATATTTACATCATCTCCTCCTTTTTTGACTTTACGTTGTTTTTTGTTAGTTTTGTTAGTTTTACGTTTTTTATTAATAACTTTCTTTTTATTGGTTTTACGATTAATATATTTAACCATTTATACTAAATACTTAGAAATTAATTATTATTTTCTTCTAGTTCCAATTAATCGCATGAATAAATTGAGTATGTCTAAGAAGAGTTTATTTGAAATACGTGGATAGTTTGGTGAATTAATACATTTTTCAGCAAGTTGTAGGATACGAGAAGTATCATAAGAAATAAACACTGAAAACATTCCAATAACAAAGTAAGAAATGAATTTATATTTACCTTGAGTATAATTTCCAGTTAATAATAAGACGGTTTCGATAATAATAATAGAAAGAAGCGCAATAAATAAGCCAATCATAACTTTTTTATATGTATTTTCAAAAAAAGAAGGATAAGCATAAACAATAGTAGACATAAATAAAAAGATAGCAGAAACATTTAATATAACAGGTTGTATGAGGTCTGAGTATTCTTTTGATTTGAAAATAGGATATAGTAATACGCTGACACTAGCAATGTATAATAACCAAAATGTATGATTAGTTAATGTACCATCTTTACTGAAAATGTCTTGCATTACTAAACCAATAATACTAACAAATGAAACAATGATAGAAAGTAATAGGTAAGGATATATTTGTCCAAATGCGTCGAATTCATTAATGTATTTTCCAATTTCTGATGGATGATTAAGTAAATTATTATACAAATGAACAAAACAACCAACTAATGCTAAAGAGAGAGCTAAGTATAAATAAACATTAGTAACAAAATTTGTACAGTGAGGTTTACCGTGTTTATCAAACGCATAATTAAATGTAATTCCGCTAAGTATAAGAGTAGCGAGTATAGTGTATAATAAAAATGATTTATAGTTCATTATATACTGTATTTGTATAAAAAATTATTCTTTGATGTCGCGATTATCTGTATTATCTAAAAACGTGTTTTTAGCAATATCAGAACCTTCTTCAACAAGTTGTTTTCGAATATCTTCATTACTTATACATTCATATAATCCAGATATAGATAGATTTGGTTTATTAATACTGACACAATAATCTAATTTATTTTGGTTTTCATTTTGTACTTGGATAACTTTTCTAATAAAAATAATAAGCAGTGAAAATAAGAAATCTAGAAGAGAATCAGTATGTATTTTTGGATGTCTCTCACCAACAATTTGTATTCCTAATATTTCATCAAGTTTAGCACCATTATTGACACTTTGGTCAACTGGAAAATTACTTGTAATTCCACCATCAATATATACTTTATTGTTCATAATTTCAGGTTTAAATATGACAGGAACACAACATGAGCAATAAAGAGCATCAATCAAACGTAATGAAGGGTGAGTGTCATGAGATAAAATTTCTTTGGAAACATCATCGGCATATGTTGTGATAAATCCCATTTTAACATTGGTTTTATCATAAAATTCACTAAGAGTGACATTGGGATCAATATTTTTTCCAAGTAAAAGAGGATTCATAATAGATTCCATAAATTTTTTATCATATAAACCGCAATTGCTATAAGCATTAAAAATACTATTAATATTCATTGGAAAAGTATGATGCCAAGGACGTTTAATTAAGTATTCATCAAGTGTATTCCAATCATAATTCATAGCAATCATACAAGCAATAACAGTACCAATAGATGTAGCATATATAGTTTCAATATTTTGATTTTGATACTTGTCCATAGAATTTAATTGTCGTAAAGCTCCATATATACAGAATCCATAATAGGCACCTCCAGAAATAACAAGATGTTTAATTTTCATAATAGAATATTGTGTTATATTTTTATGTTTTTTATCACATAAGAAAATATATGTCATCATTTATTTTTCCAAGTGAGACGGACAATACAGAAAAAATAGATATAGACGATTTATATGATTCAAGTCGTAGAAAGGATTTAAAACAAGTATCTATATTTAATAAATTACTAAATCGTATACATAAAAAAATAAAAATAACGAGTCGTACAAAAAAAACAGATAAACATATATGGTTTACTGTTCCGGAGTATTTATTTGGGGAACCGCTATATAATCAAGGGGAATGTCTAGGATATTTGGTAATGAAATTAGAAGAGAATGGATTTTTAGTTAAATATTTACATCCAAATACATTATTTGTATCTTGGGATAATTGGATACCGCAATATGTGAGGGATGAAATAAAGAAGCAAACAGGTAAGAAGATAGATGAAAGAGGTAATGAAATATATGAAGAACCAGAAGAAGAAATAATAGAAGCAAAAAATGAAGATGGGGGTGTAAGAGTTGTAAACGGTAAAACATATACAGCTACAAGTGAGTATAAACCACAGGGAGGATTGGTATATGACCAAGCAATGTTTGATAATTTAGAAAAATCCGTTAAATTTAAATTATAAATTATGTAAAAATTGATTATAATGCGTTAAAATGGAGGCATATAAATATCATTATTGATTATGTCGTGTTCAGAAATTTCTAAGTCTGAAGAACAGATAGAATTATTAAAAAATAAAACCCAAAAAAAGAAAAAAAATTATAGTGAATATGAGAAAGCCAGATTATGGAGTATGTTTGATAAGGATATTGAGAAGCGTATAAATGAGAAGCAGGATTTAAATAATGAGGATATGGAATGTATATATAATAAAGGTGAACAAACTGTATGTAATGTATGTAATAACCCATTAATGGTGATGGACAATGATTTTCCAACATGTACAAATAAACAATGTGGAATAATATATAAAAAAGTGTTGGACTTTTCACCAGAGTGGTCATTTTATGGGGGTGAAGATAGAAATGGTAAGGATCCAGCAAGATGTGGTAATCCAATTAATCCATTATTGATTGAATCATCATTTGGATGTAAAGTGATGACAAATGGGAAATCGACATTTGAAATGCGTAAAATAAAGAAATGGACAGAGTGGCAGGCGATGCCTCATCGAGAGAAAGCATTAAATGAAGAGTTTCAGTTTATAACAGTAATGGCTCATAATGCGGGTATTCCGAAGATATTTATAGACTGTGCTATGATTATTCACAAGGACATATCTGAACAAAAGATGTTAAGAGGATTAAATCGAGATGGAATAAAAGCAGCATCGATTTATATATCATGTAGATTAAATGGTTGTCCAAGGAACGCTCATGAAATAGCGGAAATATTCTTATTAGATAAAGCAAGTGCAACAAATGGATGTTCAATGGCTGTAAATATATTAAATAATATAGAGCGAAATTTGGATCCATCCTTACAAACAAAATTAAAAGATATACAACCAATAGCTTTTATAGATCGATTTGCTTGTAAGTTGAATTTTAATAAAGAGATGATAAACTTGTGTAAATTTATTGCAAAGAAAATAGAACAAGTAGATTTAATTGATAATAATATACCTCATGCAGTAGCATCAGGAATATTATATTTTGTGTCACAGATATGTAAGTTAAATTTAGGAAAGAAAGATATAAAATTAGTATGTGGTGTTAGTGAGGTTACTATAAATAAATGTTATAAGAAGTTAGAAAGTTATAAAGAAAAATTGGTACCAAAAAAAGTAATGGAAAAGTACAGTTAATCGACATTATTGTCTACAATTTCTGAAACAGGCATAATTTTATATGTTATTCCCATGTTATTATCATTTTCCCAAATACCAGATATTTTAACAATAAATAAACTATTTTTTGTTACAATTTTGGTAGTGTGTATTTTGACATATCCAGTAGATAATTGATTTTTAAAAACTAAATTTTTGGCTTTAGATTTATTATATAAATTTAAAATAGAATGTTCAATATTAGTTAGATGTGAAATAATAGTATTATTAATACCATAAGAAGTATCAAATTTAACGAATGTCTTATTATAAGAATTGCTAGTAATGTCTTGTATTTCAATAGGAAAATAGAAAAAGAGACCATTCATTGTAAATAAGGTATTCGAATACATAATTTTGGTAAAAACTCCATCTGTTACTATATTTTCTTTAGTTTCTAAAAAATTTATATAATCGTTATTAAATGAGTCCATATATAATACAACATTCATTAGATATATTATATATAAAAAATCTTTCTATATCAGTTTTAAATAGTTAGGTTAGTAATTCCAATATTCTTTACTCCAACCGTATTCTTTAGCTTTTTCTGTACAAACACTAATATTGTTTCTATCACGTTCACTTTTTGGAAAATCTTTATTAATCATTTCACAAAATATTTTATGTGCTGTTTCTTGAATATTGTTAATATCTTTATTTTGACTATCTACTTTTTTTTCTAATTTTTTAATTTCATCTTTAACTGGTGAAAGGTTACAACCTACAGTAGCAGTTCCAGTTCCAGTACCTTTTTTATAACGGCCACGAACTCCTTCAGTTATTTTTTGTGAATTATATAATGCGGATAATAAAATAATAAAAATAAGTATTATAATAAGTTTCATATAATATTTATTGAGATTTTTTACAACCACACATAGATTCTTTATCAGATTCTTTATCAGATTCCATAGATTCTTTATCACAACCACCCATACATTCCATACCTTCTAATCTTGTAAAACGATCTGGAATTTTATTCATGTATTGAGAAATGAATGAATCGAAGAAATGGATAAATATCATAGAAGCAAATAGAATAAATAAAATACTAAGAACAACTTCTTCTAAATGAATTTCAGGTAATTTCATAATATAATATATACAAATATAATATAATGACAATAATTTCATGGAAAGGACAAACATTTAATGAAATAGTAAATGGAAGAGTAAAAAATCCAGGAGTTAGTACAAATAAATTTAAGGCAAATCCATTAAGAATATATCGTCGCGAAACAAAAGCAACTACAAATAATGAATTTTCGGGAAGAATGACAATGGATATACCTGGTGCATCTCATGTAACAGACCTTACTAGTTGTGTAGGAACTTCTTATACAGTAAATATTAATTTAACAGAACGTTCAGATGAACGACCAGGGTCATGTAATTCATGTAATCCAAATAATTTTTCAAAAGAAGGTGATGCATTGAGAAGAGTAAGAAGTAGTGGTATGAATTCTAAAAAGTTTTTCACATCAACAAAACAATATTTAGATAATCGTGTAAAATCATATAGTACAAGTCAATATTATAACATACGTCAAGGTGAATCAAATACCTTACCAGGTACAGCTTCAGCTGTAAATAATGTATATGCTTCGAATGGAAGTGCTAGTCATTGTAAAAAATATCAACTTATAGCGGATGCTTCTTTTGAATATCAATGGGTAGATGCTGCTACTTTCTACACAGTAAATGTTCCTGCTGGATTTTATGATGATAAAGATATTAACAATTTATTACAAAACAAAATGATAGCTAATTTACATTATTATGTTAGAGTACAAGGAAATACTCCAGAAACTTTAATGAGACTTTATTACAATAGTACAACAAATAGATTTGAATTTCAAACAACAAAAGTATCTCAAGCATTATTTGATAGTACTTCTGATTATTCAGTTCCATTCGATGTAAATGGAAATCCTTCATTTGTAAGTCCAACAAGTGAAGTCGTACCAGGTATAAGATTAAAAAGTGAACAAGTAGATTTAATAAATGCTTTAGGATTTACATCAGGTGGTCCAACATTTCCAGAAATACCAATAGGAGGAGGTACACAAGATTTAAATAAACTATTATTCTTTTCAAGTAGTATTCCAAAAATAGTACCTCAATATGTGCCTTTATATTACAAACCGAATAACCCTCAATATGGGCAACAAGGCGCAGTTTCATCAAGTGATCGTATTACAAGATTAAAGTATGAATCAATAACAGATTCAGCAGCTAGTTATGCAAATGCATTAGGTTCATCAGTAGCCAATGCATTAGCTTATGGTGTACCAAGAGGAGGATATATTGATAAATATAAAAATTATCCATTAAAACGCACACCTAAGGTAGTAAATGGAGTAATGACAAATTGTATAACAGAGAAAATCTCAGGTTAATTGTATAATACCATTAGTGTTATTTGTTTCAATGTTGTATTTCATACACCATTGGATACATTTTAAAATATTATTTTTTATTAGTAAATCACATTTATCTTTTCTGTCATCATTTTTTTGAGAAATAAGAGATAATGTATAAGATATACTTTCTAATTGTTGTTGCCCAAATATAGCATTATATTCTTGTAATTTATTAATAAAAAACGAACAAATATCTATTTTTAAAAATCTATAAATATGATTTTTGCTATTTAACATGTCGCGAAAAGAAGGTAATATTAGTTCAAAAACATTTTTATCATGTTTAATATAATTTTTACATACTATATATTTTTCAGAATTGGCGTATCTACTAGTGTGAGGTTTACAAATGTATACTTTATCATAGAATATGGTCAATAAATATAATAAATCAATTGTGTGATGCATAAAACAATCAAACATTTTTAATATAAACGAACCACCTTCTTTTTGTAATGTTACAGCATAACAGATTTGAGCAAATAATAATTTAACAATATCATGTTCTTGATGATTGAAATTTTCTGAAAAATCAAAACCACCATCACCAGTAATAATATCCATAGAATGAGAATATGTTGTATTTATGTAAAAAAAGTTGTCTATAGTTAATATATTTCCAGTATTATCATATCCGTTTTCAATATGTACAAATGGATATTTATTTAAAAAACTTTGACTTTTTTTCCAACCAGGTACACTAGAGTTATTGTCTTGAATAGTTATACCAATGTATTTATCAGACATATTATTTCTGTATTTACACAATGCTTCAATAAATCCACCAGGTCCTTCAGCTAAGTGAAATGTATTAATAGGTTTTTTGAAATCACTACATAAATCAAATAGATGTATTAATTCAATCATTTTAAAAAAGGATCTAGACAATGGTTTGTATTTCGCAATAGCTTTATGTTTTCCGGGAATGTTTGAATGAATAAATTCGTAAGGATTGACGTACTTTTTATACATATCCCATTCATTCTCGATGGGTGTTATTTTTTCTTTAACAGAAGAAATATAGTTTGAAAGTGAATGGGATATAAATATAGGAGGTACATCTATTTTTTCTTGTAATTGAATATGATTTAATATATTTTTAGGAGTACGAGGTAATAAATAATATGTCATTGATATATTATTTAAAAAAAAAGGTTTATATCATTAAAATTTGTTATTCTTTTGTTTTGTCTATATCTATTTTATTTTGCGTGTCTTTGTTTTCTTCTTTTTCATTTTTTAATTCAATTGTTTCAGTGTTAGATAAAGCATGTTTCATAATAGTATTTGCGTCTACATTTCGAACTTTCTTAAATATGAAATAACGATTAAGGAAGGATATTTTCTTTTCATTTTCACTCATCTTAGAAGCTAATCCATAATTCTCGTCTACGTTATTAAATAATTCTGAAAATAATCCGGTTCCATTAGGAATATTATTGACGTTAGATTCATCAGAATCAATAAGAACAAAACCATAGTTTTCCATAATTTGAGTGAAGTAAGGGAAATTTACAAGATATTCTTTAAAGTATTGATTAATAGTATCTTGATAAACATCAATAGGATAATTTAAACTAGTTTCATCATTTTGAAATGTATCTTCACTATATCTCTTAACAATTTCAAATATTTTATTGGATTTATAGTAAAGAGTAATCATTTCATTTTTATTAATATTTGATAATAATCTAAATACGGATTGTCCGTCATAGCATGTTCCAATGAAGTAACCATTTTCTTTAATGGTTTCACTTAAATTGCGAATAAAGTTATGTAATTTTGTATTATTTTCAAAGAAATAATGTAATGAGAATTGACAAGAACCTACATCAAATCCTTTGGAGGCAACACCATAATGTTTCAATAAACCATCGCCTAAATTAATTTTACTGGATTTACCAAATACAGCTTCATTTATTAATTTTTCTTTTTCAAATTTAAAAGCTGAACCATTCATAATATTGTTTCCAGAATTTCCGACATTAAATATAGCACCAAATAAATTTTTAGATTTCTTATATTTTTGTACATAACGTGCGCAAGCACCGTCTATGCTATTATGAATATTGTCTTTAGAAATATCAATACCATATACAAATGAAGCACCGGAATAAAGCCATTTTGATAAATCACCAGCTTTTCCAACTGAATAGTCAATAATTGTGTGACCTTTTTTCATAACAGATTTAATAAGATTATTTTTAACATATAGATTATGGAAGTCACGTAATGCTTTGGTATATGATTTGTGATCAGCTGAACGATTATAATAAATATCGTCATTAATAGATTGTTCAGGAATATTTTCTCCTGAACGTAATATGTCTTTGTTTATTGGATAGTGAATAGATTTCCAATTGTTATTAGCGACATGATAAGCATTTCCATAATTTTTAATATTGTTACGTAATTCAGCAGTTTTATCATATCTAACACGTAATGGAACCCAATTCCAACCTTTTTCTCTATCTATAAAATATTGAAATTCAACAATCATATTTTCTTCAAATGGTTCATTATCAACTGTCATTAATATACTATGAGAGCCGTCTTCTTTAAGAGCTACATTACATAAATAAGCATCTTCTTGATATGGATTTGAAGGAACAAATGGTACGGGTTTATAGTCATCTTCATTATCTTTATTAGAATCTGTAATATTGTCTTGTAATATCATTTCACAAGGGTTTAATAATCCGTGTATTTTTTCATTATAACCACATCTTAATATAAGTGTTTTATATTTTAATATGGATTGACCTTTAACATTGACTCCTTCTTGATAAATATGGTGTACTTCATCATTATTACTTTCATCTTTTTTAACAGAAACTAAGAAATCAATTGTATTAAATTCAGGAGGTTTCCATTTAAAAGAATGTTTCCAAGTAACCTTTGTGTTTGATGGTTTATCTGTAATTTTATCAGCACCTACAGGTAATAAATTAGGAGTAAATATAATTCCATCAGTATTATAGTCATATATTCCATCACTTTCATTTGATAATATTTTACTACAGCATGAGAATATTGTAGTATTTTCATCAGAAATATAAAATGATTTGGTCATTATTTTAATTGGTGATGGTAAATTTTTCTTATTTTCTTGTAAAATAGATATTGGTTTTAAATTATCGATAAAATATTGTAAATAATAGAAACGGAAATTATTTGTTTTGTTATTAGATAAAACAAAAGGTAATGCGCGAACGTCTTTTTTGTTAATATAATAAACATCAAATGCTGCATATAAGTTGATAATTTCACCTATTTTATTCTTTTGTATATATTCACCATCTAATATACTATTAAATAGTTTTTCATTGTTGGTTTTTGCTCCAGTAAATATAATTTTCATATTAGTATCGATCATATAAATTTTACCATCATCATTAATAATTAACAGTCGTCTTTCTCCATCAGCCTTATCAGTAACACAATAATCTGTTCTAATATTTGTAACATGACTGTCTTCTACTGCTTCACTAATATTTTCCATTTGTAATGTTAATGAAGAAGGACCTATAAAATATTTACTAATAATTCTATCAATATTATGTTCACTACCATGTATAATATCCAAATATGTTTTCATTACTTTGTCTTGTTCATCATATGAAACAGGATATTTTGTATTTTGAATACCTGTCAAAACAACTCGAATAGCTTTTTTTATAGAAGCAACTAATTCTTTTGATGTAGAATATGGAGTATTATAGCCAACTCGATTGTTATCTAATTCTAATTCTATTTCATAGCTTTGATTGTTTTGAAAAACATTGGATTCTTGGATTGTATATGTTGGAACATATTTTCTATTTTGTTTGATAGATGATTTTACAATACTTACATCTACAAATAAAGGAAATAAAGGGTGTGTGAATCTTACACGATTAATTAAACGAAATACTTTTTTAGAATTACTCCACTGATTAATAATATTCTTAATAAAATTAGAATGATGTGTAAAATTTTTTTCTGATTGAAATGATGCTCTGAAATTGTAGCTAGTAATATCAACCGGACCAAGTATATCATTACCATCTTTAAAATTCATTTTTTGTGTAAAATTAATTTGAGATGTAATGGTTGATTGAGTATCTATTAATGTTTGTATATTATTATGTTTGCAATATCCTTTTATAACATCATTACCTACTAATTCACAACGTACATTAGATAAACGGGTCATACCAGTATTTTTATCCATATATTCATTTGTAATACGAAGTAATTGAGAACCGTCTGTATTATCACATTTAAATCCGCAAGAAAGCAATTGTTTAACTACATTTTCATAATCAATTTGAGTTAATGGTTTAGCTAACTTAGCATTAGTACCAAAACGAATTTCGAATTCTTTATTAGTACCATCTGTAATAAGAACTGGGTTACTTTCTAAATAAGATTTTATTAATTTTTCTAGTTCCATGAGTATTATATATTACAATAATATAATAAGTTTAATTCAATTTTATCAGAAAGTGACAATTAACCGATATATTTATAAATATTTTGATATAATTCAACTTTGTTTTTATTAGAATCAATATTTATAGTTCTAGCCATTTCGCGTAATTCATCGACTTTATATCCTGATACTCCTTTTAATGGTTTTGAATAATGCTGATATTTGATTTTATTTTTAGTAATGTTTTTGATTTGTTCTGCCGTAGCATTTTCATATTTGATTTTATAATTATCTTTTAATTGTAATAATACATGAACACTATTATATGATACTGTATTGAAAAATTCAATAAAAAATTTCTTGTCTTCATTAACAACTAATATTTTCATTTTATAATAACAACAAAGAGCACATAGTGCGTGAAAAGATGTTTTTTTTTCAGGACAAATTAATTCACTCATAGTTTCTTGGATAGTTATTTTCGTGATTTTATGATTCATATTTTTCATTAAATCGTTTTCTTCAATATATTTACATGCTTGTAGACGTTCTTCTAGAAGAACATTTCCATAATGAATATTTATTTTTTGATATTCATCAAATCCATGATGAAGTATGTACATGTTCCAAAATAAACGATCACGGTGATTTCTATTAAGATAATAATTTGTTACTTCTTTTGGTTTTATTAAATTAATATTTTCGATTGTTTCAGATATTTTATTATTTGTTTTTTTTTCATTATTTGTATTATTTTTCTTAATTTCGACTATATCTTTATTTTGTGTATTTAAATTATAAATATTGATCTCTTCTAACTCATTGTTAACATGTCTTTTATTTTTTTTGGATACTTCTTTAACTGAAATATTTAATTTAATAAATTGTTTAATATTCAAATGTGATAAAAAAGATTTTTTAAAATTAGAAATGTCAATAATATTACTAATTTTATGACGATGTACATGATTTCTTACAACAACACAATTATTAATCATATACTATTATTCAATAATATGTTTTTATATTGTTATGAAAAATATTGTTTACTGTATTCTTCTTGCTTACTTTCACGAGTTAATAATGTATTTTCTTGAATATTAATATGTTCTAAATATTGTTTAATATCATCGATAACTTCTGTTTTCATTGTAGATAAATTAATAAATATTCCACTTTTATTTTCATTAATATTAATGTTATGTTTGATAAAGATTTTTAAAATTTCTAACTGTTGAATTTTATCAAAGGCTTCGATTTTTTTTCGCATATCATCGAGATCCATATTTATAATAAAAAATAGACATAATTTTATATTGTTTATTTAAATATTTTAATCATATATTTTTAAATTTTTATTTACAAGTGTTGCTATTACAGATATATAAGGATCGTTAAGTTCATATCTTGTACCAATTACCTTGATACGTATTTCATCATTTTCCTTAAGATTAGCGAAATCATTGTTATTAATATGATGATCTCTTGCTACGAATATATGTAATGGAATAGTATTAGATTCTCTATCAAAATATTCACAATGAATGCCGGCTTTTGTAATAGTCTTAATAATACATTCAATAATCATATTTTCAGGAGGGTTACAAACAAAACATTCAAAAACGCAATCGAATTCAATAGATTCTCCATTGACATTACCGGCACTATATGTAGTTATTTTAATAGAGTTTGATCGAATAATACCTTCAGGTACACATTTATTACAATATAAATCGTTAAGTTTTAATTCTAAATTTTGTTTTATACTTTGTCCAACTTCGTTAATATGAAGTTTGACTCTTCTTTCTAAAATAGAATTATGGAATATTCCGTATATTTTATTAGTCGTAGTCATTACTATTATATATTAGTATTATATTTCTATATATATTTTCGTTATATAGAAATCAATTTTTAAATCTTTTCAATTTGATTAATTATGGCTTCTTCAAGGGTAAAAAAATAACGTTTACCTCTATATTGTGTTTCATCATAGTATCTCATAATATTTTCCATAATAATACACAAGCCTTCTTTTTTAATTTCATTTTGTTGTTGTTCATTATAGACATATTGATAAACACCATCTAATTCAGAAAAAATAGGTTTACACATTTCACCATTAATAATACAGTGCATTTTTGAAACAATATCTGTTTTATTGGTACTACCACATTTTGCGCCACTATTATTATATTTTTCGTTCATATTTTTTAATTTAAAAAATAATCCTCTTGAATAAGATAAGAAACCGATGTCATTGTATAATTTATCTTTTGATGTTAAGAAATTTTGAGCAATAGGTATTTTAAAATTTTCCTCATCAATGTTTCTAGCAGGAGTTATAGTATTATTTTCTATATCAATGATAAATAATTTATTTTTCTTAATATTTTTATCAAATACAACAATAGCATTTTTGGATTTGTATGTTACCATTTTGTTTTCAAAGTATTCTTGAAATATTTTTTCAACAAAAGATTTAATTTCCTTAGTTGTGTAAACATGTTTCATTACAATTAATTTATCTTCGATAGATAATTCGTCTAAATAGTGATATATTGTATATTTTATGAAACTTTCCTTAGGTATTTTATTAACATTAAATAATAAATCTTGTAGTAAATCTGAGGCAGCATGTATATACCATGAAGAATTGGCTTTAATAGTTTTACTAGAATTAGGAATGGTTTTATTAATATTGTCGAGATGAATATTAATTGTATTAAGTATATTGGAATAGTTCTCTATATGTTTTTGATTTTTGGTTGTATCTTTTTGCTTGATTAAATCTCCATCATATATTATTCTTTCATGTTTATAATCAATAGGAATACTTCTTTCGAGAACACTAATATTTTCATCATTTAATTCTTGAGGTTGAAAGGCATAATATTTACCTTTGTTAATGAGTGTACCATTGCGGTTATATTTATCATTAATAATATCATTTTTATTGTCTATCATTTGTGAAAGGACAAAAAATATCTGTTCTCTAGGATATTCTTTTTTATAGTTAATTTGTTTTATAAGATTGTCTTGATCAAGAACAAAATGCTCTTTAAATATTTGTTTAATACGACTCATAATAGTATTATAATTCATCTTAATAAAGTTATTATCATATGTACTTGAATCTGGTTTAATATATCTATCTTCATTCAAACAAGTATACTCACAATTGTCTAAGAAATCACATATTGCTGTGAATGGTTTGTCGCCAACACCATATTTTACAAGTTCTCCGTTGGTTAATTCGATTTCAATATTTTTATTTTCTTCAAATTTACTTCTTATTTTGTCTATTGTAAAATTACTTTGTTCTTTATTTAATACACAATCTACACTTACTTCTTTTAATATTCTAGTAATTTTTCCAATTTGTAATGCTTTAGTTTCAGCGAGTCTATATAAATACAAATCAGGAGTTTCTTTTTCTTCTTCACAAGCGTGTAAATAAATTTCAACATTTCTCTTTTTGAATGGTAATTCACAGTGACTTTTATTACGTACAGCGCGACCAATAATTTGTTCAATTCTATTCATGTTATACCATGGATCAACAACATGTACTTGTCTAATGTTTTTAAAATCTAGACCTTCAGAAGCAGCTTTGGATATCAAATATACTTTTACAAGTTCTCCATCTTTATTTTCAGGTTGATTAATATATTGAATATCTTTTGCGTTATTATGTGATAAGTATGGATCACCTGTTATAATACAATATCTAGCTGGTTTAAATTTGGAAGGTTTTAACATTTCTTTTTTTGGTATTAATTCGCTGGAATCTATCAAATCGGTTGGTTGTTTTTTAAATAATGATTTAACACCAGGTGTAGAACTATATCTAGAAAACCCCATTTCTTCAAGGGCTAATGCTATTGGGATTATTCCACTTTCAATAAACTGACTATAAATTAGAACAACACCATTACTTTTTTTAACAATATTACAAATAGAAGAAATTTTAATACTATAATTTTGTAATGTATTTAACTTAAAAAAAGGACCATGTTTTTCAAGCATATCTTCATTGTATGTGTAATTTAATTTATTAGGTAAAGGTTTATTGACAACTTCAAATGACATAATATCATTGAAACCGTCTTTACCTACTCTTTTCCTTCCTGGATATGTAATTATTGTAGATTCAATAGGCTTTTGTAAAATAGTATACCCAAATGTTTGCATGTTTTCCATATTGATTTTGTGTGTATCTTTTAATTTGTCAATGATTTTATTATAAATCTCTTGTTGTTGTTCTTTCATTTTATGAGCATAGATTTTGATATGCTGTAAAGGGTTTGTAATTTCTACGTCATTGAATTGAACTTTTGGATAATTAGTGATTTTATTTTCAGGTTCAAATGTTTCTGGATAAACTCTAAATGGAAAAGCATATGGGTTTTCACCTCGTACATGAGAAACATAACCAATTAATTTACGTGTTAATAATTCCTTACCTCCTTCAAAATTATCAGAACTATCTTTAAATGTCCCGTCTTTATTAAAGATTTCATCTTGACTAATAGTACTACGGTTGTCGTTTACATTTAATAGATTGGTCATCCAGAGGATTTCATTATATGAATTGTACATTGGTGTAGCAGTAAGTAAAAGTAATTTCATATTATTACTATATTTTGCTATCTTCATCAATAAAGAACCAATTTTCTTTTTGTTATTGTCTTCACTTATACGAATATTATGTGCTTCATCAATTATAAGTAAACGGTTATTAAATAGGTTTTTAATTTTTTTGATTTGTTCTAGTTTCATTTCTTTTACATTTAAATTTTCAGAGTTGACTTTAATTGACCTGTCAATAAATCTAGAAAATTCAGTATAACCTAAAAATAAATAGTGACTTTTAATTAAATTATTAATTTGTCTAATAATTGTTTCTCTAGGGACATCTTTCATATTTGTAGGGTTTATTTCTTTGATTAGTGATTGACCAATACATGTAGTTAAATTCCAATATCCACCATTATTGGCTAGTTTACTTTCATCAAATAGTTGTAATTTAAAATTTTTCTGAACATTTGGTGATGCTACAATAATAATTCTTTGTGTTTTTTTATTTTGCATATTATAAATTCTAACTTCTTCAGATATTCCTATAGCAGAACATGTTTTACCAGTACCAACACCATGAAATAATAATAAACTATTGTAAGGTGTTTGTGAAGATAAAAAGTTTTTAATAAACATTTGATTAGGTGATAATTCAAAAGAAGCATTACAATATTTATCAGCCTGTTCTTCTATGTTGTGAATAGTACCATCATATTTTGTTTCAGAGAATTCTTTTTTCGCAGCTATTCTAGAACTGAATTTGGAGTCATTTAAAGTAGGGTACAATTCATCAAAAGCAGTATTATCATCATATTCCAATAATTCTTTTTTTTTCAAATAGTTATTATATTCTTTTGATTCAATATCTTGAGGTATGATACCTAGTTCGTTTTCATTATCAATATCAGTTTCATTTTTATCAATATTGAAAGTAGGTATGTTTCTAGAAATATTCATATTATAAATATATTGATCATCTATTTTTTGTAATTCTTGAAAATTAATTTCACTATTATCAACTTCGGGAATGACATAATCATTAACTATAGTATCTTCTACATTATTTGATATAGTATCTATTTTAATGCTGGATTTTTTTGGTGTTTTGAATGGTGTTCCTTTTATTTGATTACGTAATTCTTCTTGTTTGTCTAATATAGCATCAACTAGAGATCTACGATTGGCTAATCCGTAAATATATTGTCTACCTGTTTTTTGATTAGCAAGAATAGAATAAATATCACGTAGATTTTGTAATTTGATTTGCTCATAATTTTCTTTTGTAAACTGCTTATCATTATTATAAATAAGAGCATCATCAATTACTACAATTTTCTTTTTTTTGTTTGTAATCGTTTCTTGACCAATTGTTTTTCGAAGACTTTCTAATAAAGGATTAGGTGTATCGACAGTTACATCAATAGGTTTTATAGATAGAATACTATTTTCTTGTTTTTGTGTGGATCTATTTTTTTTCATTATATTATTATAATATAACGAAATATATTTATACTATAAAAATTCTATATGTACTTATAATCTCATTTATATTTTTTAATATTTGTTTCTTTTCTAAATTATAGTTTCGTATACATGATATGCATTCATCATATGTTTTCCATTTAATTTTACTTACTTCACTGTCTTGAAAAACTGTTTTAATGTCACTATCATGATATTTCATATAAGCTAGATAATATTTGTGTTTATAAGATTTATAATTAGAGCCAGTAAATATTTCTTCAAAAGGAGTAATATTATTAATATTATGTAATAAATTCAAAGAATAACCAGTTTCTTCTTCGAATTCTCTAAGAGCGCAAGAGTAGTCTTTTTCTTGATAGTTTCTTCTGCCTTTTGGGAACCCCCATTCAGGTTCAATCCAATTAGAAGTGTTATTTGTTATAATGTCATTTAAAGATACAAATTCATCTGAAATATAGCAACCATTTTTTAATAGATTAAATTTTTCTTTTGATGTGGACTCTTCATTCTTATATTTTGAAATATTAAAAGACCCCCATAATTGGTTCCATAAATAATCAAAATCATTATTTAATAATTTTTCTCTTTCGGATATAGTCATTTGATTAATCATATCAACAATATATTGTTTATCATAAAGATTATATTTACCTCTAAGAAAATCAATATATCCTAATGTATCTTTTCTACATATCATAAGGTACTCAATAATGTTATTATTAATTCTAAAGCAAATTATACCATTACTAGTTATAGGTAATTTACATTGATGATATAAGTGTCCTTGTTTTCCACAATTGTTACAATAATTATCTGTCATGATATCTATTAATAAACAATAATCTTTATGTGTATTTAATTTAATCGTAAAAAAAATAATTATAATTATGAATATATAATATAATGGAAATAAAACATTTTGATTCAGAAGTATGGGGACCTCAGTATTGGTTTTTTATGCACACTGTTGGATATAGTTATCCAAAGAAACCAAATGAAACAACACGACGAAAATATTATGATTTAATAATGAATATGCCTTTATTTATACCTGACCCAGAGATAGGTAAGACATTTAGTAATATGCTGGATAAGTATCCAGTAACACCCTATTTGGGGAATAAAGTAGATTTTCAAAAATGGCTACATTTTATTCATAATAAGGTAAATAAAAAAATAGGAAAGCCACAAATATCTATACAACAAGCATATAATGATTATTGTTATCATTATAAACCAACATATGTAAAAATATCAGAATCTTTTAATATTTCGAAGCACTATATTTATGCTATATTTATTATATTAATTACAATTTTCATATATATGAATGGAATCTGAAAAATATATTTATAGTATATAAATGAGAATTGAAATTGTATTTATAATAATAACAGGAATATTAGTAGGCAATATTTATACTGATGGTAAATACTATAAAATGTTATTTTCTTTAAAAAAATATTATCAAATGGCTGGTATTGTATTTGGTGCTTATATGTTATATTGGATAATAAAAAAAAATCCATCAAATGCATCAGAAATAGTAAAAGCTTCAAATGAATATTTGAAATATATGCCTGTAGATAAGAATACTAGTAAAATGATTAGTCCATTTTTAGATTTTGGAACAAAAAACATAGTACAAGAGCAACAAAGTACAGATAGAATAATACAATCTGGAAAAAAAGGTACAAAACGTTCAGTTAGTGAGACCAAAAAGAAGTTTGTCGCATCAAACCAAAGTTGGCAATGTGGTGATTGTAATAAACAATTAAACGCATGGTTTGAAGTAGATCATAAAATAAGATTAGAACATGGTGGGTCAAATCATGTAGATAATTTAGTAGCATTATGTCGTGATTGTCATGGAAAGAAAACAACTATGGAAAATTTATAATAATATTATATATAAATGACAAACTATTTTAATAAATTAACAAATACATTATCTAATAAAAGTTTTTTCAGCAATATATTTGGATATATACTTACTTATGGTTTAATAATAATGATGGGATTTATATTATATTCAAGTTCATTAAATGTAAATTTTATTAGTAGTAACTTTAATATTATTGTATTTCTTAGCATATTATTTGCTTCGCTATTTATAGTTTATGCTTTGACATCAAATATTTTAAAACAATTAAATAGTACAAGTAATCAAATAATAGCAGGGTCTTTAGCTGCTGTATGGGGTGTTTTATTAATTCAAAATTATTTCAATATATCATACAGCACAGCACGTTTAATAAGATACGCATACATATTATTAATTATATTAATAGTTTTAGTAGGTTTAGCTATTTTCTCATCTATTTTTGGTAATTACATGCGTTCTTTAGATGGTATTATGGGTTTTATTGCTTATTTCATATTTTATATTCCTTGTATGATATCAGATTTTATAAAAACAGTATTAGAAGAACTCAAAATAACAAATAAAGAAGTATATATTTTATACATAATTGAAGCTGTATTAGTATTCTTATTATTCTTCTTTCCACCAATGATGAAAAAAATAGTATCTACTGGTGGAATAGAAGTATTATATAATCCAGTATTTTTAGATAAAGAGATGTCTTTAACATCATATGAAGAAATAAAATCAATTGATAAAGAACCTCAAAGTTATAGTATAAGTTTATGGACATATATGAATACTGGAAGTAATTCTAATAATGTCTACAAAAATGGAGGTCATGTTTTAAGTTATGGTGATTTGGTTATTAAATATAAAAATAACAATAATGAAATTCTTGATATGAAAGCTGTAGTTTCTGAATATGATAAATCAGGTACAAATGATAACTTAGATCCAACTTACGGTATACATAAAGAAAATATTAAGGACCTATATGATAATGAAAAAAGAATAACTGATATTTTTGAAATACAATTAGCTGGTCAAACTAAGGAATTAAAATTACCACTTCAAAGATGGAGTAATATTGTGATTAATAGAACTTATAATGATATAGATATTTTCATCAATGGAAAATTAACAACATCTTTTGTTCCATCAAATTTTGAACTTACATCAAGTGATAGAATAAAAACAGGACATAACGGTTTAAGTGGAGCAATATGTAATGTGATGTACTATAATAATCCTCAAACAAAATCACAAGTTGCGTATAATTATAACCTATATCAACCATTAAATCCACCAATTCTTTGAAAAATATAATATAGTAATAATGTTTTATAAAATAAAATAACTGTTACTAAAAAAGTGTGCATAATTTTGTCGGTATATGTTGTATTATTTTCATCCAACTCTGAATAGAAATCATGATATCTATTATTTGTATAATTTAAATCATTATTATGAATTATGAGATTCTTATTAATGTCAATATGGTTATTGATACGTTTTTGACACATTAAATATTTAGATAATATATTTTTATATAGAATTATATTATATAATGAATATTACTTTTATAGTTTTAGGTATTGTAGTAGCAATATTAATATATGTATTATATCTGTACTTTTCAGATAATTCACAAAATATTCTTAAATATCAAGATATAAATGATTCACAAATAAGTATTTCATCAGATGATTTGAGAAGTCCAGGTTCAACTAGATATGCATATGGTATGTGGATATACATTAATAGTTGGGATACAACATCAGATAAAATATTATTTAAAAGAGATGATGATTCTATTATTGTAAAATTAGCATCAAATACACCTACATTAACTGTTAAATTAGGTGAAAATGATGAAATTTTAGCAACAAATAACTTTCCTCTTCAAAAATGGGTTTATGTTGTAGTAAGTGTAGACAATAATATTGTTGATGTATATTTAGATGGAAAATTAGTAAAATCTGAACGTGTAAAAGAAACAGTAATGCCTAAAGAAAAATCAGGTTTAACATCCGGAAAATTCGATGCATTTGTAGCACGTTTTAAACGTTGGGCTCATCCACTTAATCCTCAAGTTGTATATAATGAATACATGAAAGGAAGTGGACAAGGAGGTATGATTACTGGATATGGTGTTGATGTTTCAGTACTTAAAGATAATATCGAACAAACTAAATTTGCATTACTGTAAATTAATATATAATAAATGTAGTAATATATTATATATGTCTCAAGAAAATCAAAGTACGTTATCAGATATAACAAATAGTATTCAAGAAGGATATGATAGTGCAAGAACTACTTTTGAAGATACTAAAGAAAGTATTTCAGATTCATTGAATACATTTTCAGATAATGTTGGTGCTCCAGCAGCATTTATGGATTCAAATACTTTAGTAGCTAAATTTTCATTTTTAATTTTGATTATTATTATCTTTATAGTATTATTCCGTATTGGTGTAGCATTGATATTATATTTTTCATCACCTAGTAAGTCACCTTACGTTATAAAAGGATTATTAGGTGGTAATGATTCAAATACGATTTCACAAGATCCAAATATTTCAGATTCAGTATTAATAAACCGTTCTAATAACCAAAGTAAAGGTGCTGAATTTTCATGGTCAATATGGTTATACTTATCAGATATTGATGTAAAGAATGCTGAAAAATATCAACATGTGTTCAATAAAGGTACTGATGATTGGGATCCTACAACAGGAAAAGCAATGACAAATAACGCACCAGGTATGTATATTGGTCCAAACAGTAATAATTTACATATTACTATGGATACAATGCAAACAGGTGATGCTGCTACAACTATCGACATTGATAATATTCCTTTAAAAAAATGGTTTCATGTTGTTTTAAGATTACAAAACAATACTTTAGATGTTTATATAAATGGTACAGTTTCGGATAGATTAATATTAAATCATACTCCAAAGCAAAATTTCCAAGACATTTATATTAATCAAAATAATGGTTTTAATGGACAAATGTCAGATTTAAGATATTTTGATAGAGCATTAAATGTTTTCGAAATTAACAGTATATTAAACAATGGTCCAAATTTAATGTCAAGTTCATTATCATCTAGTGCTGATAGTGGATTTTACGGTTACCTCTCAAATATGTGGTATACATCAAAAGTATAAATTATATATATTTCATTACTATATATAATGTCAGATGAATTAGAATCTTTTTGCATTCAACGTAGGAAAAAACAATTAATGTTTAATCCTTTGACTCGTTTTGAAAAACAGTCTCCTTATGGAGGTAGATTTACAAAAGAAGATTTTGATATGAGACGTAAAGTAGAAATATTAGAATATAAAAAAGATGATTTTAAAGTAAAACAAGATACACAAAAAGATGTGTTTTCAAAAATTATCAAAGGAAACAATAATAAACAATTATATCAAAAGAGCTTTTATAATCTTGGTCAATCAACTTTATATTTGGATGTTTATGATAAATATGTATATTCAGAAATAAACTATATAATATGTAATAATACTAGTGGTCCTAATTATAAAACACCATCATCCAGTGCGGGTGTTCCTGGAAATCTTGAACTTTATAAAGATGAAAGTGTTCCTTTATATAATTATAAAAATGATCGAAATTATGGAGCACAACCGCCTTTATTTGATTATAATTTATATGTTCAAAGTACTCAGAATTTGAAAATATTTCCACAAGTAGAATCTGAGATTTTGAATTTTTATACTGTAAAAGCAAGTAGTAATAATACAAAAATAACTAAATTATCAATTCCTATATCTTTATTTGTCAATGGTGAATATTTACAAGTATCTGAAAATCAAGAAGTAGATATAAAAAATATTACATATGCGTTAAATACAAAAAATTATAAATCAAAATTTAATGATAATATAAAACAACAAGGATCTTATATAGATACTTCTAATTTTACTCCAAATATTGATTTTGATATATCTTTTAATCCAACACCAACAAATAAAAAATTCAATATTGAATTTTATATGGGTAATATAGAAATTACTGGTTTAACTTATAATAGCGCAACCGATTATGTTTATGATTTATTGAGTACATTTCAAACAACTGTCCCAGATAATGCTGCAAATACATTGATAGGGCTTCAAAGTAATAATAGGATAGACTTATCATTTGGATTGACTATAAACCCCACAAAAAATATAGATATTTCAAATTGTAAACTAAATAGTACACAAGATAAGGATAGCGTAATACCCTTAATAATAAATGCTACATCTAATAATAATAATGAAAAAGTTGAAATAAAATATACAAATCAGTTATTTGAAAATAAAATATTATATCCAGTAGTTTCAAATACACCTACAATAGTAACAATTAATAAAAATTTAAGTTCTCATGTTTGGTTTGATGTAGTTACGTATAACAATCAAAAAAGAATATTTTTAAGAAATAGTGTTTATAGAAATGGAACATATTATGTTGAAGATATAAGTTTTAATGAAAATACCAAATATTACATGACAAAAGGTAAATATTATTTTGTAAATATATCACAAAATCATCCAATAGCATTATTAAATAAAAGTATTGCTTCAGATATAACTTATGATAATAATACCTATAGTAGGAATCCACAATATAGTTTTACTACAGTTAGCGTAACAACATCTGATGGAGTAACATCGAGTGAAGCGGGTGATTATAACTTTCATTGGAATTCTATTGAAATCCTTGTAAAAGAAGATTTTAATAGTTGTAGTTTATATTGTAAAAATCATGGTTATATGGGTGGAAAAGATATATTAAATTATGGTACAGGAGATTTTAATGAACCACCGCAAATTATTCCAATTATTGAACCACCCTTAGCTACAATTAATGTAGATGGTGTAAATGTTGTTAATCCTGAATCAGCAAAACAAAATTTACAAACTCAATATAATACTTTTTCTTTTACAAACTCAAATTATTAATTATTTAATTTTTTAGGCATAAAAGATACACCACAACCACAACTAGTTGCTATTTTGCGATCTATATTATATGTAAATTTACTTTCAAAAATACCTTTTTTAAAATCTTCTTTGATATAATCAATAGTAGTACCAAATAAAAACATTTCAGATACTGGGTCAATATAAACTTTCACATCGTCATTTTTTATAATATTCGGTTTTTGTTTTTGTATTTTATTCAATTCATTGGATGTTATTAAATTAAGATTAAAGTTAAAGCCATTACATCCTCCAGAGGTTACACCAAACAAAAATCCTAATTTATTATTAGATTTTTTCATGATTATGTTCATTTTTTTAAATGCATTTGTTGTAATACTTATAATATTTTTATTCATATTATAATTATTGTGATATTATTTATATACTTATAATTGATGAGTTGTTACAGGATAGTTATTTTGTTGTGGTTGTAAATTTGGTGTCATTGTAGGGTTTAAACACATTTTTTTAGTAGGGAATATTTTTTCGGACATACATTTTTGATGTTCAGATACTTCGACACATCCACGATTTCCTTGAAAGTCACCAACATAACAAAATCCACTTTTTTTAGAAGCTGTTGTTGCTTGAATTGGATTCATTGGACTTGAAGCAGGTACTTCTTTGAAGTTATCACTAAATGTTTTTTTCATGTCATTTGTTAATCCACCTTGACTTGCTTTTTGTAATAATCCACCAACAGATTGTATTGTACCTTCAGCTATATCTATTGTTAATTTAGCAGTGTTTGATGCTAGTTCAGCGGTTTCATTAAGTATTGTCCCTGTAGAGTAACCAAATAATGATAATATTTTTCTAATAAAAGGCATGAATATATTTGATAGAACTTGTATAAAGTTTCCAATAATATAAAATATGTTAATATCCATAATTGCTAATATTAATACAATTGTTAAAATTACAATTAGGATATTTCTACTGTCAAAAATTATGGTATTTTCAGTCATTATATATAATAACAAATGAAAATAAAATAAAAAGAGCGTTCAAATATATATTATATTATATTTCTTAAAAGTAATGGGAGGTATATTTAGTTTTTTAAATACATTTTTTGTAGGCAGTCTATTAATGTCTGTAATTTTAGTAGTAATGATGTTATTTCAGTTTCGTCAACGTATTAAGCAATTAGAAGAAAAAGGTGATACTATGCTTCAAATTATAAACAGTATTGTTGAAAAAATGAAAATAACAGAATTAGAAGTATCGCCTCAATATGTAGGGGGTAATAATGCTATTTTGAATGAAGAAGAAGATAATTTTATCACATCAGGAGAAGTAGCAAGAGAGCAATATGAAGAAGAAATGGAGGACGATGAAGCATCTGGAGATGAAGATGAAGCATCTGGTGATGAAGATGAAGAATCTGGTGATGAAGATGAAGAATCTGGTGATGAAGATGAAGAATCTGGAGATGAACAAGAACAAGAACCAGACGAATCTGGATATGAACAAGAGCAAGAACAAGATGAAGTAGATATTAATAATTATGAAAATAAAGAGGATACAGTTGTTAGTGATATTCCTGAAAGTATAGAAGTTTCAGAAACAGATGTAAATTCTTTAGTTTCTGATGAAGGTCTAAGTAAAGACGATAATAGTAGTGTATTTTCAAAGTTAACTGTTTCTCAATTAAAAGAAGAAGTAAAAAATAAAGGTTTAGCTTCTAATATATCAAAATTAAGAAAAAGTGAATTAATTGAATTGTTAGCTACAAACTAATTTATTTACATAATATATAATGAATAAATACGGTGATTATAATAGTATATATAAACCAACTTTAGATAAATTAGAACCAAATGAAAAAAAAAATGAATTATTTTTAAAATCAAAAGGTATACAATCAAACTGGCAATATAGAAAATATTTAACAAATAAAGTCATTATAAATAATGAAATAGATAGTTTTGAAAATAATAATAAATTATATTATAAATTAGAGGATAAAAATAGACATAACAAAAGTGATTTGAAAGTAAATTATGTCAATACATTAAAAAATGGCTTTTACAAAATAGCGCCATCATTACATACAAATTAAATACTTATAAAATTATTAATGATCAATTCGTTATGTAAAACATTGAGTTCTTCTTTTTTTAAATCTGTTTTTTTTATTTCCACATATTTTTTTTTTATATTTACACTATTTTGTTTTTTTATATATACAAATTTAATTTCATCATGACTGTAAAAACAATTTCTAGGTAAGTTATTATGATTACGAACTTTACCAGATTGAAAACTTATAAAAGAATCAGTTATAAATGTAATTTTACCATAATTGCGAATATTAATTTTATTTTCATCATCCCAAACAGTACATATGTAAGCATCTTTTCCTATGTACCAATTATATGATTTGTCATCTTTAAATGACCATATTTTTTTTTGTAATGTATTTTTAATATTTAATAAATCTCGTTGCATAATTATTTATACAAAAGATAATATAAACTATAAATTTCAATTTTATATACAGATGAAAGTTATTAGTTTTGATGTTGGAATTAAGAATATGGCTTATTGTATTTTTGAAATATCTGGAAATCAATTTGATATTAATAATTGGAAAATAATGGATTTAGTAAGTAATGATACTGTAGAAAAAAAGTATTGTGAACATTTACAAAAGAATGGAACTAAGTGTAAAAATATAGCTAGATTTACATGTAATAATAAGAGTTATTGTAAAACACATGGAGAAAAAAGTGGAATACCTTTATATTCAAAAGAACTTAAAAAAAGTACATTACAAAAGAAGAGTATAGATGAACTTCAAGAACTATGTAAGAAATCATTTATAAAATTAGAAAAAAATACAAAAGCATGTATGGTTAAAACATTAGCTGAACATTATTTAAAAATTTGTTTACATCCATATAAACAAAAAAAAATATTATGTGATGATTATGACCTAATACACATTGGAAAAGAAATGAAAAAGCAAGGAGAAGAATTGTTTGATAATGATATTAATATTGTATTAATTGAAAACCAAATTTCACCTATTGCAAATAGAATGAAAACAATTCAAGGTATGTTAGCGCAGTTTTTTATTATGAAAATAGACGATATAGATATCAAATTTATTAGTTCCCAAAATAAATTGAAATACTTTAATAAAAACAAAGATTCTAATAAAAAAAACAATTATAAAGATAACAAAAAGAATGGAATTTTGTATACAAATGAAATTTTAGAAAAATACAATATGACAAAGTGGAAAACGTCTTTAGATACTACAAAAAAAGATGATTTGGCGGACGCTTTTTTACAAGGTGTTTGGTATATAGAAAATAATATTTTAAATGCGTAGAAATATAAACATAATTATTCTGTTAATATCATAATGGAGCCTATAAATATTTCGTTTGATAATATGGAATCTATAAATATTTCTGACCCACAAATTAGTGGTGGAAATGATAGTTTAGGTGTTGGTATTGAATTACTAATGAATGACAAAAAAAAATCTTCTACTCCTACTATTGATGTAGGTGATTTAAATACATTAGAAGATGAATTGAATGAATTAACAAATATAAATACATCATCTTTAGGAAATACAGAACCATTAAATAGTTTTTCTACTGAACCTTTACAACCTACAATGTCTATCCCAATTGATGAAATAAAATTAGATGACTTAAATACTGATTCAAAATTAGGATCAGCAACTGCTAATTTTGTAGGACAAGGTTCCAATAATTTTATGAAACAACCGACTGTCTTTCCTACAACTAATATGAGTGACAGGGAAATTAGAAGAAAAAAGAGAATAATGTTAAAAAAAATGGAAGAATGGAAAGATAAAGGTTTAATAAAGACATACTCAAATTATACAATGGAAAGTCCTTTTGATGAAATAGAAGATGAATATGAGACTGTATTAGAAGACAAACGTAGAAAAGATAGTGTAAAATTACAAGGATGGTGGTTTATGACTGCTGTGAATTCAATTGAATATATTAATGGAACATGGAATCCATTTGATTTGAATTTAGATGGTTGGGGAGAGCAAGTTAATGAAGATATAGATAGTTATGAAGAATTATTTGGGGAACTACATGAAAAATATAAAGGAGGAAAGATAGCTCCTGAATTATCATTACTATTACGTCTTGGTTTTAGTGCCGCTGTAGTTAACTTTACAAATAAGGCTTTATCCACATCAGTTCCTGGATTTAATGATGTTATACGTCAAAATCCTGATTTAATGAAAGCATTTACTGATGCTACCGTAAATTCAATGAGTGAAAAATCACCAGGATTTGCTTTTGCTAACAATATTGTAAATGAAAATGAACGTCCACGTGGACCACCACCTCCAGCACCACAATCCACAAAAACTGAACGTTCTTCAAAGCCAATGAGTAGACCAGATATTTCAATGGCTCGTGATGAAGGATTAGAAGCAGGTGGATTTCAAAGTTTAAATGAACAGCAAAAATCAGCTCGACCTGAAATGAGAGGTCCTCAAAATAGTGATATTGATAATATATTATCAGGATTAAAATCCAAAAATGTTAATATCCAAGAAAAAAAAGAGGATTCAGTAATAAGTGCTAGTGAATTATTAGATATGTCCACAGGTAAAATGCCGAAAAAAACTCAAAAACGTAAACAAAAATCCGATAAAAGTATTGTAACTCTTGATCTATAATTATTCATAATATAATCAAATATTTTATGAATTAAAATAATAATAAAAAATAATTTAAATACATTAATTTAATTTATATAAATGATACTTCCTGAAATGATATCTGAAATTTGGAGAAATATTCAAAATTTATATAATACTTTTACAGAATCTCATTTATTTATAAAATTAGCTGTTGTATTTACATTTTGTAATGACCATATTAATACTTGTGCGCAAAAAGTATATGACAGTAATAAAATTGTAAAAACTAGTGTAGATTTCACTAGTGACACATGTAAACATATGTACTATAATTTTATAAATGTAAAATATGAACCTACTTGCTCAGATGTATGGTATTGTATTATAGGAAGTTACTATAATAGTGTATCTAATAATCTTGTAAAATATGAAAATACAGAACACTATCAAACCATTTTTGAAAAAGTTGAAAATGATGGTGTTACTGAATATTATACAGCATCAAAAAATATTTTAGACTACTCAATGTGTAAATTAGGAACCATATATGACGGTTTGTTTATAATGAAATATTTTCAATATTATATTAGTAGAGTCATGTTTAATAAAACTGTTTTACCTAATTTAGATGAGTTAGTAAAGTCAAGAGTTAAATTCTTATCTATTGAATATATTCATCCGGAATTAAATAATCCATTAACATTAGAAATTGATGATGGTTTTTTTGTAGAAGGAAATGAGTTGTTTAATGTAACATTTGTAAAAAGAATTTTAGAATACCAAACTCAAAAATATATATTTGACAATCGTTATAGAATACTAATTATGGATAATAAGATGAATTTAATAAACTTAAAATCAGACAATTATATTACATTAGGTTCAAATGGTTATGATATTAAAATTTCATAAATAGAAAATTGATTAATAATACAATATAAAAATAAATTATAGAACTAATATATTAGGATGACTGATACCAATAATTTGAATGATAAGTGGGATCTATATTATCACTTACCAACCGACAGTAATTGGGAAATCGATAGTTATAAACCTATAATGCAAAATATAATTAATTTATCACAAATAAATGAAATTAACACTAAAATGGAAGATGGAGTTATAAAAAATTGTATGTTATTTTTGATGCGCACTGGTATTACACCAAGATGGGAAGATAAAAAGAACAGAAAAGGTGGTTGTTTTTCATATAAGATTCATAATAAATTTGTAGCTAATGTTTGGAGAGATGTTTTTTCAGAAATATGTAAAGAAAGTTATTGTAATGATATATCTATAAACAAACATATCAATGGTATTACTATATCTCCTAAAAAGAATTTTTGTATTTTAAAAGTTTGGTTTGATTGTATTGAATATCAAAATCCTAACATATTTAAAACAATACAAGATATATCAAATGATGGATGTTTATTTAAAGAACATACTCCAGAAAATTGATTGTCTATTATTTTTAAATGTTAAAATTAATAGATAAAGATATATAATCATTAAATGATTGAAAAACAGATATTTATTGAAAATATCAAATATACTTTCATTGTTGGTAGAGATGCTAATGAAAATACAGAAATAATAAAACAAGCAGAACCATATGATTTATGGTTTCATGTTTCTAATTATCCATCTTGTCATGTTATATGTAAACTCGAACCTATAAAATATGATAAAAAAATATTTAGAAAAATAATAAAACAAGGTGCTATATGTTGTAAGCAATATTGTTCTTACAAAAATATTGATAATTTATCAATTGATTACACCTATATAAAAAATGTTACATTGACAGATATACCAGGAAGTGTAAATGTTACTAATGTAAAAAATATCGATATATAATAAATGGATTGGTTATATACTATTTTCATAGGAACTATTTTTTTCATATTAGGTCAATTATTTTTACGTAAAAGTTTTGATACTGAAAACTCACCTATACAAGTATCATTATTATTCTCTTCTGCTATTGGTATTTTTAGTATTTTAACTATAATTTACATGTATAATCAAAAAGGCATTAATTTTAATTATGATATTATTAATCCAATTTTAGCAGGATTAGTATTTTTTATTGGATTTTTCTTTTGGATACAAACAATTAGTTCAAAAGAGTCACTTGGTTTAATCAGAATAGCAATGGCCGGATTTGAAACAATAATTTTGTTTGTATTAAGTCATTTATTCTTTAATGATATGATAACCCTTAAACAATTAATTGGAACAATAATTATATTATTAGGTATTACAGTAACATCATTATAGTTTGATAATAGTCATTTATAAAATTGACTATTATTTATAGTTTTTAAAATATTGTATAAATAAATATTAATAATGGAAAAAATGATTGATTTATTATCAGAAAAAGTAGTTGATAAAAGTTGGAAACAATTTGAATTTCGCGGAAAAGAATACATGGGAATTACTATTGGTTCTTATGAATATCCAAATATATTATCTGATTTTAATAGTTTAGCATATATTAAAATGATTATGAAAAATTATTTCATTAACGATTATGAAATAGTTGAAAGACAAAATACTGCTGTATCAGGTATTTCTATTTTCATTCAAAAAGACCAATTTGTAAAATTAGAATACTTTTTACAAAATATAAAATAATAAAACTTATATTTAAGCTTCTGGTGGAAGTGGTGCTAAGCACAATTTTATTTCACCTAATGATGCGACATCATATTTTACTATTAATGGTAAATCATTACCTAGATACATTTCTAAGTGACTACATAATGGAGTACATTTTATAAAATGGCTCAAACTTTTAAGTGAGAATTGTCCTTGTATAACAATTGAATTATCTGTTTTTTGTAGAAATTCCATATTTCCATTCGATTCTGAACGGAAAATTCTAGATTTCGCAAATGACCCTTCACATGAAAAAATCAAATCACTTCCTACTGATTTAATATCAATTCTGTCTGAAATTCCATTCATATCACGAATAATCTTTTGAAAATCTCCCGTAGGCAATGTTATAATTGTAGAATATTCCACATCTGGAAAATCACCTTCTTCATTTTCTGGTTCTATTAATTTTAATTTTTGCGAATAACATTGTTTTATTTGACCATTATCATACTGTAATCCCAAATGTGAGACAACACCTTCATGATAATCTTCTTTGTCAATATACAATGAAAGAGTATCATCATTTGACATTGTTGAAATCACTTTAAAAAGATGTAATGTATTAGCGCACACTATTATTTTATTTGGATCACATGTATATTGTTCAAATTTTTTTGCATCTAATATTACATTTACCAATATAGTATGTGTTTTATCAAAATTAATAATTTTCAAACCACTCGATGTAAATGTCATTGTCGCATCTGTCAAAATATCTTTTATAGCAGTAATCATATTACGTATAGGTTGAATTTGAACAGTTTTTATTGTTAAAACATTATTCTGTTCGTTCATATTATAATATAAAAATATATCTTGGGTTATTTTTATATATCTTTTTATTTTATTGTTTTTTAATAGCTAAAAAAATTTTCACTTGATAAATTCATATTTTCGTCAAAAATAATTGATATTATTTTATTTGAAGGTATATTATAATTTTCAAATGTTTCATCATCCATATCTTTTAAATATTTCATTAATACACGCGCTGTATGTTTATGTGTTACAATAATTGGACTATCATTTTTTATTATACATGGTTCAATATAATTTTTATAATATGGGACTACTCTTTCATATACATGTTTCTTTGATTCACCACTGTCTGCTATAGTATCATAATACTGATTTTTATATACTTTATAATTATTTTTCATATTACTTGGAATTTCTCTGATACTTGGAGGAAGCATAGTATAATTTGAGCGCATTTTTTTTGTATATTCTACACCAAATGCTTCACGTATAAATTCTCTTTCTACACCTTCTAAATTTCCATAATGTTTTTCATTTAATCTCCATGATGCTAATGTTGGTACGTCATAATCATATAATTGTTTTTTTATTATATTACTTGTTTTTATCGCTCTATCTAGTGATGATGTGAATATTACATTTGGAAATATTTGATATTTATGTAAAACACCAGCAATATTACTAGCTTCCTTTTCACCTTTTTCTGTTAATGGAATATTTGTCCAACCTGTAAATTTGCTATCCATGTTCCAAATAGATTGACCATGACGAACTATTAACAATCGACGATACATATATATTATATTGAGATAGTTGTTTTTGTATATGTTTGTGGATTAGAATTAATTCCATTATTTTTATTACTACCCCATATTTTGCCGTAATATTTGATTATATTAGTTTCGTATTTATCTTGTATTCTACTAGATTTCTTATTTATAGGAAAAATAGGTTTTGTTTCTATAAAACAACAACATAAGACTTTTTCTAAAACAAGTACTAGAATCAGAATTGGTACACAACATGTTTTACAGCAAGAAATATCTGATGAATAGTGTCTTTCTGAATGAACTTTATTATTTCTTATATTTATATTTGAATAATGTCTTTCTGAATGAACTTTATTATTTCTCATAATTTATATTTGAAGTACAACTTTAAAAGTATAATTTATCAATTTTATCAGATTAAATAAAAAATAGTTTAAAGATTTTTACAGTATTTATAATAATGAAACCGA